ACGTTGCCGTTGCGCCTGTGCCTCAGTACCGCTGCACATAACCACAAGCTCAACCGCCTAGCTTTTCTGGAAGCCCCGAAGTTTTCGGGATAGGCGGCTGACTTGTGGCCTCTCTAGGGTGCCGTCCTTGGCAGGGAGAGAACTCGGTACACATGCCGTCCGTGGCGTGTGGTGCATCAATTACCTGCGACAAACAAAGCATCGCCCCAGAACTTGCGTCCAGCAGCAGTACGCTTCTCCCGCCTGACAAACTCACGGGCGTGTTCAAGTGCGTACTTCATTCCGAAGCCGTTCTTGCGGTCGCGGCGGTACACGACAAACCCAGAGAAGCCGACAAGTTTCATGACGCCAATAGCAACTGGCGAGCTGATAACTGCCGTTCCACTCGTTTCAAACTTGATAGTCATCTTCTTCTCCCCAGCGACACCATGTCGCTTCCGATGTGGTAATCCTCTCGCAATCCGGCCCTGCTGTAAACTACCGTTCATCGGCTGTTTTATCGGTAAAAGTGCTTCCGCACAGTTGGCGGGAAAATTGGGTACGCTCCAAGGGGAGCGTAACCCATATCTTTTCCCGCTGTCAACTGCTTTTTGCCCCCTAAACGGGAAAACGGGATTTTCCCGGTAATTCCCGTTTTTCCCGGTCATTAAATAGCCTTCCTTAACAGCATGGCGGAAGCCATTTCAGGGCTGGTGACAATCCACCCGTGCTCATGCGGTGTGATGACATCGGCCAGCAAGAGCGCGCCTATCAGGTGGTCATCTTTGCCCGGACGCAGGTAGGTATCAGCGGTAGATTCCTTCATGGCGAGCTTGCTTACCATGTAAGCCTTGAGCGCCGACCTGCTGACATACGGCTGGCCATGGCGTTCCTCTGCCCCGCCGCTAAACCATCCCTCAGACAACATCTTCTTATGCCCGGCCATCTTGGAGTCTTTCTTTTCCTCCTTGGCTTCCGGCGGCTCGGCTTCGACAGCCACGGCGGACGTGACTGGCTCGCCATCCTCGTCGTACCAGCCAGGGATAGCCACCGACTCAAGATGGCAGTAGCGCGGGGCTGCCTGCTCGGCGTCCTTGCTCTTGCGCTGCACCAGCTCGATTGGCGCGCCGTCCTTGCCCGGCACTACGCTTATCTCGATGTCGAGCGCGCCGCGCCATGCGGAAGATCCACGCGCCCGGTGCTGGGCTTCATCAGAGACTCCCGTGTGATGCACCAGCAGGACGGCACAGCGGAACTCGGACATGAGTGCGGCGCAGGCGTCCAGCATGGTTTTGGCGTCCTGTGCGCTGTTTTCGTCACCCAGCAGGAAGCGGTGCAGGGTATCCACGACGATGAGGGCGGGCCGCTCGGGCAGGCTCCGCACCTGCTCCAGAACGCGCAGGTAGCCCGCTGGCGTGTTCAGGTCACAGCCATCGCGTGAAAGCCACATCTTGAGGCTAGAGACGCTGTTGTGGTGCTTCCAGGCGGCTATACGCCCGCGAAGGCCGTGATGGCCTTCGCCAGCCAGGTAGACCACGCTGGCAGGCCTCACCTTGCAGCCTTGCCACACTGGCAGGCCGGCAGCCATGCGCAGGCACCAATCGAGAACCACAAAGGTCTTACCGCCGCCGGAGGGGCCGTGCACCATGATGAGCGCCTCGGCTTGTAGCCAGAGCTTGACCAGCCATTCAATGGGGGCGGGCTGGGCGGCAAAGTCGTCGGCTGGAATGAGCCAGTCAGAGACGGGGGGAGAGAGTAGCATGGCCAGGTCGTGACCGGCGGCTTGCCAGTCGTTGGCGTCGCCCTGTTCTGGTGGTATGACCATTCTCGCCCCGTATTTTGCGCAGGCTTGCTCAGCGTATTTCTGACCGACGCCGCTGGCGTCATTGTCAGCCACCACGACAAGCTCGGCAGAGACGCCAAGCCGTTCGCGCAAGGCTCCGGTGACGGGCACTAGATTACTGGCGCTGTAGGCCACCACGCAGGGCCTCCCGCTGGCTTCGTGAATACTGGCAGCGGTGGCAAAGCCCTCGGCAATATAGAGCGGGCCAGGCTCATCCGATACGCCAATTTGCCAGAACTTCCCGCCCGTCTGGCCGCCTGGATGGTAGAGTTTGCCGCCATCGTGTGCGATGTATTGAAGCGAAGCCAGCGTGCCATCCTCACTGTAGAGTGGTACGACCAATCGACCGTCACCAGTCACGCGAGCGCCATGGGGCTGAATGCCTTTTCGGGCAAGGTAGGGATGGTCTGGGCTGGCCGGCTGGGCAGACTCCCAGATAATTGTGACAGTATCGGATGCAACCTCATGCTGTTTTGCCAACTCGGCCTCACGTGCGGCACGTGCTTCGGCGAGGCGCATGGCGTGCGCCATTTGCTCGGCTGGCGTCAATGTCCGGCCGGTGTCGGCGACCCATGTCTGTTCAATGCCTGAGCGCCAGCATCCGAAGCGCCCGGCAGGCACGCCATCGCCAAAAACAATGTACCAGCCTGGTTTATCGCCGCCCTTTCCGCCACTACCCTTGGTGCCTGAGCGGAAACGGTGGAGCTTGCCATCCATTGCCAGATATTCCGGCGGCTCAAGGCCGCAGGCCAGCATGGCGTCTTTTAGCTGTACGTCTGGCGGGTCGATGCGCTTTTCTGTGGGCGGCGTGAATCCGCCGGAGAAGATGCCTGTCAGATTAGCCATTGGCGCGCCCCTCAAGGTAGGCCGCGACCTTTTCCAAGGTGGCCAGCGTAGGGTTCGCCTCAGTGTCATCACGCAGGATGCGGAGTGTGTTGACGTGAATGCCGGTGGCATCGGCCACCACTTGCAAGCGCCGGTCATGCAGGCCGGCACGAATATCCTCGATTCTCATCTTTTCTCCCTCTTTTTTTACAGAATGTAGAATACGCACAATATAATGTTGACATTCTGCATTGCGCAAGTTATTTTTCCGAACTGCCTAACCGGATTCCCCGACCGGGCAGCATGATAAAGGAGGCCGACCATGGCCATTAGCGTAAAACGTACGGGCAGTCTCGCTGCCAATGGCGTCAAGTTCCTGGTGTACGGTGCCGCCGGAGCCGGTAAGACTTCACTCATTAAAACTCTGCCGAACCCGATTGTACTCTCTGCCGAGGCTGGACTGCTGTCGATTCAGGATGCCGACCTGCCATACATTGAGATCACCAGCCTGGCTGACCTGCATGAAGCGTATGCCTGGCTGACCACGACCGAAGAAGGCCAGTCCTACAAGTCCGTCGCGCTCGACAGCATCAGCGAGATTGCGGAAGTGGTGCTTAACTTCGAGAAGAAAGCCACGAAAGACCCCCGTCAGGCATATGGTGCAATGCAAGATCAGATGGCAGAAATCATCCGCGCCTTCCGTGACATTCCGGGCCGCCATGTTTACATGAGCGCCAAGATGGAGAAGTCGCAAGATGAGCATGGCCGCATGATGTACGCGCCTACCATGCCGGGCAACAAGGCCGGGCAGTCGCTGCCGTACTTCTTCGATGAACTGATGGCCTTGCGCGTGGAGAAGGACGCGGATGGCGTGACACAGCGCGCCCTGATGTGCGAGTCGGACGGGTTGTGGCAGGCGAAAGACCGCAGCGGCAAGCTGTCCGCATGGGAAGCGCCCGACCTCGGGGCCATCATCCAGAAGATGGGTGGAACGGTATGAACCCCATCCGCGAACTGGCAGCCGAATGGTACGCCGCGAAGGAAGAGGAACGGGCCGCAGTGGAGACGCGGCGAGCCATCGAGGACGCACTCAAGGACGCCCTGCGCATCCGTGAGGACTCCGAAGGTACGACCACTGCAAAGATTGATGGCGTGGTCATCAAGGTGACGGGCCGCATTGACCGCAAGGTTGACGCAGAGATGGTGCAGGAACTGGCCGCAGAGGCCGGACTGACCGAGCACCTTTCCAGCCTCTTCCGCTGGAAGCCTGAAATTAACCTGTCGGCGTGGAAGGCCGCCGACGCCAGCATTACCGGGCCGCTGTCGGCTGCCATCACGGCAAAGCCGGGCCGCCCGTCTTTTTCTATCACCATCGAGGAGCAGCAAAATGGCAATTCTTGAGCGCAGCTTTAACGTAAACGACCTTCCGCAGGGCCAGACCGGCGACTTCACCCCGCTGCCGGAGGGATGGTACAACGCCAGCATCACCAAGGCCGACGTGCAGGCCACGAAAGACGGCACCGGCCAGTACATCAAGGTCAGGTATGACATTACCGGGCCGACGCATCAGGGCCGTGTCGTTTTCGGCAACCTGAACATTCGCAACGCCAGCGCAAAGGCCGAGGAAATCGGGCACCAGCAACTCGGCGAACTGATGCGCGCCATCGGCGTGCAGCGGCTGGAAGATACCGACCAGCTTATCGGGCATAACTTGAGTATCAAGCTCAAGGTGCGCCCGGCGTCCGGTGACTACCAGGCGAGCAATGATCTGGCTGGCTGGAAGTCTCTGGCTGGCGCATCCGTAGCACCAGCGCCAGCCGCTACGGCATCCGCTGCCCCGCCTTGGGCAAAGAGGTAAGGACGACTCCCGGCCTTCGGGCCGGGTTTCTTTTCATGGGGGGGGAGAACATGAAGATTCCTGAGAGAGCGCATAGCATCGCCGCGCTAATCGACAAGCATCACGAAGAGTCCAGCGAGCCGCCGCGCTCGCATATGGGCTGCTCAACACTCGGCCACCATTGCGACCGCTGGCTATGGCTGTCGTTCCGCTGGGCTGTCGTTCCGGTTTTTCCGGGACGGATTCTGCGGCTGTTCCGACGCGGCCATCGTGAGGAAAAGACCGTCGTGTCAGATCTTCTCGCTATCGGGATGGATGTGCAGAATACTGGCGAGAGCCAGAGCCGCGTTTCGTTCGGCTGCCACGTATCCGGCAGCGTGGACGGCATCATTCGGCATGGCGTACCGGAATCGCCTAAAAAGCCGCACGTGCTGGAAATCAAAACGCACTCAAAAAAGAGCTTCGACGCGCTGGAAAAGGAAGGCGTGGAGAAGGCCAAGCCGGAGCATTTTGTCCAGATGCAAGTCTACATGAAAGGAACGGAGACAGACCGCGCCTTGTATGTGGCTGTGTGCAAGGATGACGACCGTATTTATACGGAGCGCGTGCGATACGATGCGGCTGTTGCTGACAAGGCCGTCGCTCGCGGCCAGCGTATCGCCATGGCGGAGCGTATGCCGGAGCCTGCAAGCGCTGACCCGTCGTGGTACAAATGCAAGTTTTGCGATGCGCACGACTTCTGCTTTTCATTAAAGACGACGCGACATGTCAACTGCCGCACATGCGCGCATGTCACGCCAAAAGAGGACGGCACGTGGCGATGCGAGCGGCACCAGGCTAATGGCATACCGCTTGACTTTCAGCGCAGCGGATGCGATAGCCACGTGCTGCATCCTGACCTTGTGCCGTGGCCGATGGGCGAGCCGGTAGACGACTGGACGGCTTCATATGTGATTGACGGAAAGCATGTAGGCAATGGCGAGCCGCGACGTGGCGTGTTCACCAGTCGCGAACTGCTGGCGAATGCGCACGCCTGCGCGAATGCGGATGAGCCGATGGAAGTGCTGCGCGAGGCGTTTAACGGGAGGATTGAGTAATGCTGCGCCCATACCAGCAACGCGCCATTGATGACCTGTATGCGTGGTTCCGAGCCGGTAATGAAGGCAACCCCTGCATGGTGCTGCCGACCGGAGCCGGCAAGAGCCACATCGTAGCAGCGCTGTGCAAGGATGCGCTACAGCAGTGGCCGGAGACTCGCGTGCTGATGCTGACTCATGTGAAGGAACTAATCGTACAGAATGCCGGAAAGATGCGCGAACACTGGCCTGGCGCGCCTATGGGCATTTACTCGGCCAGTGTCGGCAAGAAGCAACTCGGCGAGCCGATTACTTTTGCAGGCATCCAGTCGATTGCGAAAAAGGCAGCGCTTGTTGGCCATGTTGACCTTGTCATTATTGATGAGTGCCACCTTGTCAGCCATAAGGACGAAGGCGGCTACCGTACATTCCTGGATGCGCTCAAGGCTATCAATCCCGCACTGCGCGTCATTGGTCTGACCGCTACGCCATACCGGCTAGGGCATGGCCTTATCACGGATAAACCGGCCATTTTTGACGACCTGCTAGAATCAGTGACAATCGAGGAGCTTGTTTACAAGGGATTCCTGTCTGTACTGCGCAGCAAGGTTACAGACCTGCGGCTGGATATGTCCGGCGTGCATAGACGCGGAGGCGAGTACATCGAGAGCGAAATGCAGGACGCGGTGGACACGGATGAAAATAACCGGGCCGTCGTGGCGGAAGTGATGGCGCTAGGAGCCGACCGCAAGGCATGGCTTTTCTTTTGCGCAGGCGTACAGCACGCGGAGCATATCCGCGATATTCTGCAAGAGAACGGAATCACTGCCGAGTGCGTGACCGGAGCCACGCCAAAAGGCGAGCGCGACCGCATCATTGCCGACTACAAGGCCGGCAATATTCGCGCACTCACTAATGCTAACGTGCTCACGACCGGCTTTGACTACCCTGGCATTGACCTGATCGCCATGCTACGCCCCACACTCTCGCCGGGCCTTTATGTGCAAATGGCAGGTCGTGGCCTTCGCATCGCGCCCGGCAAAGAGGATTGCCTTGTGCTGGATTTCGCTGGCGTGGTGGCAAAGCACGGCCCTATCACGGCTGTTGAGCCGCCAAAGAAGGGCGGGGACGGCGACGGAGAAGCGCCAATAAAAGTATGCGAGT